GACCCGCGGGTGCGCGAGTTTATCAACGCCGGATATACGGAATAACCAGCAATGCGAGCAATCCGACCAACACAATGATGTCCACTGTGCGCACCAACTTCTTCTCCTTCAGAGGCAGCTCATCGTATGCCTTGCCATATTCTGCAGGTTTTGCCCATTTCCACATCCAGCCTAAAAAGGTGGGGCGGAGACGGTCATTGCAGTCAAAGAGCACGTCGTACCAGGCGAGCAAAACGTATGCGGTACAGGCCAGCAAGAATGCCATGAGGACGCGGTGCTCAAACGGCTTGAAGTGCGGCATCCAATACACAAACAGGACAAACGCGGAAAAGACCAAGCACTTCGGATTGAGCGTCAGCTGTGTTCCAAAGAGTCCACCACCCATTATATTCTATGCATGGAGGGAATTGTATACACGGAGTAAATCACGGCATACACTGCGAGGAGCCACGAGAACAAGACGTAGCGAGGGGCAAACGAGTCCAGTGCGTACGCGAGAACCACGGTGGAGGCAATCATGGCCGCATCGGCAACCAGGATCTTCCATCTGCCCTCCTCCGAGTATTGCTTGAACAAATCCACAATCGAGTTCTGGCCGGACGGCAGGGCAGCAAGAATGTATCCAAACAGAATGTCGTGAAACAGCTGGACCAAGACTGCGGCAGCAACCAGCCAGGCGCCTGACACGTTAAACAGCATGCGTGCCAGCAAAACACCGAGGACGAGAACCAGGATATCCGTTGTTGCTCCAACAACACCAAACTGCAAGTACCACGTATCCAAGGACGTAGTCATCTTGACTGCGAATTTGGAAACGAGAAGAAAGATCAGGTCCACCCATGTGGCAGCGGACAAGAGAGAGACGATGTGCATTGTTGTTTACCTAGATTTACTTGTGGCGACGGGTGAATGCGCGGCCACTGTGCGCCCTCGCAGACTTCTTGCGGGACACGATGCGGCCCCACTTGTTCATCTTGAGGTCCGACTTGGTGAGACCACCCGGAGTGTGGTTCGCAGTACCATTCCAAACCTTGCGACGAGACCCAACTGCACGAACTGTGTGATGAGACATTTATACTAGGATGATATTTTTAGGAAAGAAGGCGGCAGGAATCCAAGTGTTGATCTGGGTTCTTCCGAATCCTGGAACGGAGTTGATTCAACGCGACCACAATAAATGTCATTTGTATACGGGAACGGGAACTCGGTCGCATGCGGGTCGCCACCTGCCAAGTCGTTGCTGTAATGAACGAGCAATATGTTCTTGATTTTGGGATAGAGCTGCACTGCCAAAAAGGACTGGTCATGCCCGGATCCTAAATTAATCGGGTTCTTTTCAAACTCTGTGTATTCGTCTTTAATCACCAACCCTGCTTCCTTGCGTATTCCCCAGAGTCCTCCCATGATGGCTGTTGTGTGTGCAGGATTGTCGCGGATTGTATGCGCAAGAAACGGGCTCTTCAAAAAGCTCTTGATGGCCCACCGGTCCTTCCAGTGCACGCGGCTGTCGGCATCACGCACCATCATGAGGTCGACATTCGGTTCGTCAATAGCAAGAAAGCGGTCAATCATATTGGCTGCGCCGATTTTTCCAGTGTACCGCAAGATGACACGGGGGGCTGTCTTCAAGATGTCCACGTACCGCGGATCCACATCTGCGCCCACGTAGACAAAGATGACCCATCCCGGAAAATGTTTGAGGATCAGCTGAATGTTTTCCGTCATGGGTGCCGGATAATACCGGGGATTTTGCGGACCGTAAAGGCAGAATGAAAAAGCGTTCACCATTATAATGATATCGGGGAAAGCGTTTGCAGATTGTTGCCAATGGATTGTGGATGACCGGTATTCCGAAAAACCTTTCAAGTACTTTGCTGCACGAACGGGAGATTGGGTGTTTATGAATGCGGATTACCTGGAGCGATTTGTCCAGTCCATTCCCAAGCTTATGCGCAAGAAGTTCCGGATCGTGCTGCACAATTCCGACAAGACGCTGGATTTTGCCCGGTTGTCGTTGGTGGCACCTGTAGCAATCCAGATCTATTCCATCAATACATCCGTTGCTCACCCGATGCTCAAGACGATTCCCATTGGATTTTCCGATTCGTCCTTGCGGGTTCTTCCGTTGGTGGACAGGACGCCGCGTGAACGCACCATCGAGATCTATTCCAATTTTTCTACGGGAACAAACCGTGGGGCGCGTCAGGCATGCTTGGATGCGTTGGCAGATGATCCCCGGGTTGTGCGCAAGGAACCCAATGACCGCGATGAGTATTACAGCGATCTCTGTAACAGCAAATTTGTTGTGTGCCCGGAAGGAACGGGTATCGACACGCACCGTTTGTACGAGGCACTTTGGTGTGGGGCTACGCCCGTGGTGCTGCACAGCTCCCTGGATGCACTCTACCAGAAAATGCCCGTGTGTATTGTCAACGACTGGAAGGACTCCTATTTCGTAGTGGAAGGAACCACGCAGTTTGACGCGGCAAAATGGTTGGCATAGTTCTTCCCGGTGATACACAATGAAGATCGACATAGTTATTCACTCTTCGGACTCCAATCCTTATTATCTGGATTTCTGGCCCATCGTGTCGAAAATATGGAAAGTAAAATTTGGAGTTACTCCGCTGTTGGTATACATTGACGAAAACCACGACATTCCGATTGACGAGACGTATGGCATCGTCGTCAAGATGAAGCCGGTTGAAGGTGTTCCGCTGTATATTCAGTGCTGCTGGGTGCGTTTCTGGATTCCTACCCAGTATCCCGAGAAGATGTGCATGACATCCGACATTGATATGCTGCCCATTTCCAAGCGCTACTTCATCAAGCGAATTGAGAACATTCCGGATATGGCATATGTCCATTTGAATGCGGGAAGCAAATATTATGACCGCTTGCCCGTGTGCTATCATATCGCAAGGGGGTCATTGTTCAAGGAAATCTTGGAACTACCGGATACGTTTGAGGAATCTGCACATCAAGTGAATGATTTTCCGTTTGCTGAAACCGGTCATACAATACCCGGTAAGGAGTTCATGCGATGGGGGATCGACGAAGAGTTCTCGACAAATAAAATTAGAAAGTATAAGGATTATTCCATCTTCAAGTTTTTCAGTCGGAGTGCTGCCCATGACAATCGAATCGATCGCCACGATTGGCAGTATCAAGTGTCGGATCTTCACCGTGATCTCTATGTAGATTGTCACAGTATACGGCCGTACTCGGATCCGGAAAACAAGAAGGAGATTGACAAACTTGTTGAGTATATCATGGAAACAGGCAATGGTGTCAGCAAGGTGTACAATCCCTTCAGACGATCGAAGCAATAAAGTTCATAGATGCCTTGATGTTTTCGTAGCTCACATTCGTTTTCTGCAAGTCCGAGTAGGATGGAATCTGTGTTGCAAGATACGGGTAGGTAAACAGCATCCGGTGGGAACGATTCAGTGCAGCATCAATGATACCAGACTCTTCCGTCAAGGCAAGAATGCCATCATAGGATCGTGCCCCATAGATCATGCAGTGAGTTGTCAAGATTTCAGCTGCGTGAAAGAGGCGGACTGTCTCGGTAAAGTACATGGCATCCACCTTCTTCTCTGGCAAGTTTCCACACCCATTAATGATCTGAACGTCCGGATGGTCGTTGAGATACTTGATACAGGATTCGAATGCTTCCTTCAGTTGCTTGTCGGGAATCAGAAAGTCGCAATCGTCTTCCAAGACAATCACGTACGGCAAGTTCCTATCTTTTGCCATCTGGACGATTTTCTGGTGGGACAGGTTGCATCCCTGGCCGGGATTCGGGTGAGTGATTGCATTCACAATGTTGAAGCGGATTGAGGGATATTTCGACTGCAGTTTCTTCAGATGAAGCATGCGGTCCGTTCGGCGAGACATGTGAATCACAAAAACATCCATTTGTGTACTCACCATCCGTAATAATTACAAAAGTAAACTCAACATACAATCAAATGCAGTTCAACCGTACAAGTGGGCGATTCAAGCTTGCCCAACCGCAGAAACAAGTCATATATGACAAGCTGTTGATTCTTTATATTACAAACAATGATAGGCTGTTTGTGTTCAATAGGTTTCTTGATGAATTGAAACATGCAACCTGCAAGTCAAGCGTACATCTTCTTATCGTAAACACTACGACAGATGATGAGTACACTTCGCAAATGACTGGGTTAGGTATTTCCTTCACGGTGGCAAGTGTTCCGTGTCCTCGCAGTGATTATCTACCGAAAATACGATATGGAATACAGTTTGCAAAACAGTATGGGTTTGCGTACATGCTGAAGTGTGATAATGATATCATTATACCTTCCTACACGTTGGAGTACATGTTTGCAAACAGGCGTACTCTTGAGAAGGAGCTGACGTTGTCTCCTTCCTTGTCTACCGGAATACCGTCCGTTGAATATTTTATCGAGTCGCTTTTTACTCCAGAAGAGGTCGATCTGGTTCGGAATGATTTCAAGCAGTGTGTGTTTCACGACCAAGAGAACATTTTTGACTATAGACCGTTGAATCGGCACACTATCGGCGCAGACAAGTGGGACCCGGCTGCATATTTCAAGTCTCTTCGGCAATTGAGCGAATCAATGATACAGACCGACAAGAATGGCAGGGATCATACCAAACACTCAAAGTTTTACCGAGGAAACCATCCGATTCGTCATGGATTCGGAAACTCGCTGATAAACGAACTTATTGTCAAGTACCGGTACAAGCTCTTCCGAGAGAAGAAATGTTCCATTGTTGCGGAAGAAAACACGTACTTGTGCGACATGTGTTTCATGATCTCCACGGCCAAATACGACAGACTGCTCAACATGGAGAACCTTGTGATTGACGGATGCGATGAAGTGCCATTGAATCGGTATGCGTGGAATACCGGCATGAAGCACCAGATTGTACATGGAGGGTATGCGATTCACATTACCTACAATTGGCGGTGGTTTCTGAATAACCAAGATGGCGGAAGTAATATTGAGAAACCGACAGAGTCCATCATTGAGTTTGAGGAATCCTTTATAAAGAAATTGTATGAGCCCCGGTCTGAAATATGCATCATGTACATGACTGCGAATGACCGCCATTATACGTTTAAAAACACGGTCAAAATGCTGAATGACTCGGCACATATTGACAAAATCCACCTTCTCGTTCTGACACACTGCAACGATGCTGAATTTTACAATGACTGTTTGGCAGATAGCCGGTTTTCGTACATGGTCAAGACGTTTGACCCAGACAATAACTACATGAACAAGATACGGTTTACGATAGACTTTGCAGAAACAAACCAAATTCCCTACATTGTCAAGCACGACAATGACATCATTATGTGCACATCCGTTTACGATTATATATTTGAGCAGCGGTCACTCCTGGATGATCCGGCAAAACTCGCAATTACACCAACACTGACATCGGGTATTCCTACATGTGACATCTTCATCGAGGATTATTTGACAGACGAGGAAAAGACGTATATGTATGGCCTGTTCAAGGCACACTCGTTCCAATCCATGTGGGGAGGTGATTACAGATCCCTTAACAAGTACACGATCGATTCTGAAGAATGGAGTTCGGCCGAATTTTACGAGGGAGTCCGTGCTCTCACGCATTACTACAAGGGGATCCATCCGGTCAGAGTGAATGAGAAAGCATTGACCGAGTTGAACAAACTTGTACACAAATACAGAAACGTCATATTGAATCCGGACTCCTATATCCTGCACGAAGATACAACATCTCCCTATTTTTGCAATAGCATCTACTGTATCCGCAGAGACATATACAAGCAAATTGTGAATGCCAAGGAACTCTTTGTCGATGCATTTGATGAGGTGCCTCTGAACAAGTGGCGGGACTTGTACAGCCGATCGATTGTTATTGTACGCCGTGGCACTGCAATTCATTTCATGTACAACTGCATTCCAAACTACCTGCAACGTGAGGCAGATGCCGTTCAGACGCTGCTTAACCAATCAGAGTGAAGTTTCACCCTCATTTGGTTTTGATTTTGTTTTTTTGCGGTGGTGTTGTGTTTTGGGTTGGTGTTTAGTTGCTGTACGCCAGGCCACCCATGCCGCTCATCACGCGCAGCACGTTGTAGTTGACAGCATACACGCGCACCTGCGCCGTGCGGCCCGAGCGGACCGTGTTGACGGACACCGTGAGCTGCAGCGTGGCCTTGTCGATACGCGAGAAGTTGCACGTGCCGCTGGGCTGGTGCTCCTCCGGCTTGAGCGCGAAGGAGTACACGTTGATGCCCGGGGCCGGCGTGCGAGTGTGGTGCTGGAACGGCTGCACCACGCTGAAGTAGCGGCCCTCGCGCTCCGTGAAGCGGTCCTGGCCGTTGAGCTGCAGCTTGGCAACCTCCACCGGGTTCTTGCCCGTGCAGCGGATGCCCGAGTCGAGAACCACCTTGGCGAGCAGGTAGTTCGTCGTGTCCTCGAAGAGGTACGCCTGGTCGTTGCCCGCCGAGCCGAAGTTCGTGTCGAGCCACGAGGCGCCCTGCAGCGAGGGGCCAACCGCGATGCCCACACCCGGGAGGTAGGGGCCCGAGGGACCATCCGCCGTCGTCGGCACGTTGAGGGTCGAGGCACCGCCGCCCAGCGAGCCGCGGGCGAGCACGTCCATGATGACACCCTCCGTGGAGAAGTCATCTGAGTAGTTGAACGGCTGGCAGCCGTTGACCTCCTGGATGAAGGACGACTGGCTGCCCGGGCTGGAGCAGTCGATGAACGAGTCGCGCTGGACGACCCACACGAGCTCCTTGACCGGGTGGTTGAAGTTCAGCTGGATCTTGTTCGAGCTCGACGTGATCGACTCGGCACCCGTGAACTGCAGCTGCTCGATGAGGTACTCGTGCGACTGCTGGGCGAAGCGGCGACGCTCCTCCGTGTCCAGGTAGATGTAGTCGATGTACAGCGAGGCGGCCGTCAGCGACTGGATGGCCGTGGCAGCCGAGGTGCCCTCGTAGTAGCAGCAGTTGATCCACTGCTCGAACTCCACGTTGATGCGGACCTCGTGGTACTGGAGGGCGATGAGCGGGATAGCCAGACCCGGGTTGCGGCAGAACCAGAACTGCAGCGGGATGTACAGCGTCTTGGCCGGCGTGCCCGAGCGGGGCGCGCACGTGTTGGTCAGCTCGGCGCCCGAGCACGACTGGTCCAGCGCATAGCCCTTGCGGTCCTTCATCAGCACCAGGTCGTGCGTGTTGCCCACCATGTCGTCGAGGCCCTTGACCGTGCCCGCATCCTGGGACAGCTGGGTCCAGATCTGCATCCAGTCGCCGTACTGGCGGTCGATGCGCTGGCCGCCAATCTCGAGCTCAACCGTCTTGATCAGGCGGTGGCCGATGTAGTTCAGCCAGCGGAAGCGGTTGATCGTGCCGTTGTTCGTGCCCGAGAGATCGACCGTCGGCAGAACCACCTGGACGTACGTGCGGTACATCAGATCGGCGTTACGGTTGATGATGGCCGTCACGCGCTTGTTGAAGTCCGCCTGGCCGTTGAAGGTGACCTCAATGGACTCCATGGCGAAGTTCGTGTGGCGCTTGAAGAGCACCTTCCAGAAGGTGATCTGGGGGTTGCCCGAGATGTAGATGTCCTGCGCACCATAGCTGACAAGCTGAAGAAGACCGCCACCCATGTTTGATTGGTATGATACATAGCAAGAAAAATAAATGCGGACGAAAGAGTCTTCGCAAAACAAGGCGACTAAAACAATGCGCATCTATGCGGTGAACTGCGACAAGGGGCGCGGCGAACGTCTCTTGTCTGCCGCGGCACCTTTGAACATGGATATTGTGCTTGTTCCGTCCCCCCTGCGCGACGACCCCGAGGTTGTCCGACGCGGCAAGACGTGTTTCGAAAGGGACACCTCCTACCCGACCGGCTTTGCTGCAACCATCGGCCATCTGCGCTGTATGCAAAGATTCTTGGAAGACGGCGGCGAACTCGGCATTATTATTGAGGATGACGTTCGGTTCCACGTATTGTTTTGGGACGTGGTGAATGCCGTCAAACCTCGTTTGGAAAACGGCGAGTCCAATGTGATTTCCTTGGGATACGTCAACCGTCCCAATGGAGAGTGCATTGTAGTGGGCGGACACTACCTGGTTCCAAACGTCGGCGTCTCCAATCCGTGGGGCGCACAGTGCTACTTGCTGACACGGAAGTGGGCCCAAAAGTGGGTCGAAACCTTTTCCGTGGACGATGTCTCGATTCCGTACGCAAGCCATTTCGTCACAGACTGGGTCTTGTTTGATCCCATTTTGGGATGCAAGCGAGACGCATTGATGCTGCCTATTGCCATCGAGTCGCCCGATGAGCAAACGATTGCCGGATCCACCAACAAACCCGACATTATTGCCCAGTGCGGACTGGACAAGACACATTTTCATCTGTAAGTACAATGAAGGCCGGATCGTTACTCGCAGAGGGCGCAGATACATGCGTCTTTCACCCGCCGGTAGGGTGCAAGGAACCCGGAAAGGTCTTTGACCCTGCAAACAAGGTGTCGCGCGTTGTTGCTTCAAAGAGCCAAGAACTGGAAAAGCAGCATGAACTTGCGAAGATATTGCTGAATCTTGAAAAAAAGGGAAATCCCAATATTTCACTGTATTTCAACCTTGCGGTCGGAAGCTGCACTCCGAACTTTGTTCCCACGGACGACTTTGCCGACTGCGAGGTGGAAGAGATTATTGAAAACAAAGACAACCTCGATAATCTCATCACGCTGGTACAAGGCAAGGACTTGGTCGACACAATCGGCGGCATTATCCCTGACAATGTGTTTCTGCCGCAACTCGAACGTCTTATGCTCGCCATCATCAATGTCAATGCACGTGGGTTCGTTCACAGCGATGCGCACTTTAACAACATTTCGTGGATGATTCGTGGCACAGACGCACGGCTTGTGTTGCATGACTTTGGACGTGCAATTGTTGATCTCGCCGGAGTCGAATACCGGATTAACCAGTATCTGGACCAGACTCCCGATGAACGAAAGTATTCGAAAGGCTTTGCCCAGAACGTCTTTGTCCTCAACTATCTGGAGACATTGTATCCCAAAGATGGAACTCCTGAAGAGAGACAGGTTGGAAACGTACACATGATGATGATATGGGACGTCTATTCTATCGTGGGCAGTATGGTGGGCCACAACCTTTTGGACAAGAACAGGACACTCGGATTCATCGACAACGTAGACCAGTTCATTGCTCGCAATCCAAAGACGAATTCAGTGAGCGACTCGTTGGTGAAATTATGGCTGTTCCTTCAAGTCAAAATTCCTGAAATGTTTGGCAAGGCTGTGAAATTTGAACCGCTTGGAGCCACAGATCCATTTCTTCTTTCCGCATTAAAGAAACCGATTGGCGGTGGCAAGAAGAGCCCCACGGCGAAACCCATGACACCCGAACAGCTTGCTCGTGTTCGCGCCGTGTTGGCCGCCATCAAGAAGGGAGGACGTCGCAAGAAGACCCGGAAGAACCGCAAGCGCGGCACGCGTCGTCACCGGTAACACGACCGGCACACTGCCTGATACATATCCGCACCACCCACAGCAATCTGATCGACGTTCCCGTTGATTCGCTTGGTGAAGGGAGCGGGAGTTCCATCGCGGCACCCATTGCAGAACGCAGTCAGCTTGGTCACCTTGTCTGCGAGCGGAATGCACTTCAAGATCTCTCCAAACGGTTTGCGTTCATGATCTCCATCCAGCCCCACGACAAACACCGTCTTTCCATGCTCGACAGCCCACTTGACGAAATCATAGAGACCATCGAAAAACTGGGCCTCGTCAATGATGATGACGCGGTACAGCTGGAGGAAACTCGAAGTCAGTGCATTCAGCGTGTCGGTCGTATAGCACGGAATCATCTGTCCATTGTGCGTCGTCAGCCCCGCAGAATACCGCGTGTCGAGTGCATGCTTAATGACGAGGACACTCCGACCAATCGTGGTGTACCTCCCATACAGCGAGATTACCTGGGACGTCTTGCCGGAAAACATGGGACCCATGATGATGTCGAGCGACATTTACCTGGAATACAAAAAGAGTAAGTAAATGGATGAGGATGTGGAGTTGGTTGTTATTATCATGTGTTTTGTAGTTGGGTGTACGATTGGAACCTGTCTCATGCCTCGAGAATCATTCGGGGAACGATATGCATGGCCTCCAGCTCCTGCATCCACAGCTTCATCGCATACGGAATTGTCTTTTGAACAAAGTTCGTCTGATTCCCGCACGAACCACACGAGTAGATTCCTTCCTCTGGATTGACCACTGCGAGAGTACCGCACGTCTTGCAAATGCCCGTCACGAAGGGATCCGACACGTCCATCATGCGCTCCTTGGTAAACATGGAAGCGCCGTGCGACAGCAGGCAATCGCGCTCCATCTCACCCACACGCAGACCGCCATCACGCGAGCGGCCCTCGCAGGGCTGACGCGTCAGCGAGACGATGGGACCACGTGCACGAGAATGCTTCTTGTCAATCACCATGTGCTTCAGGCGCTGGTAGAAGGTGGGACCCATGAAGATCTCCGCCTCAATCATCTCTCCCGTCTGCCCATTGTACAGAATCTCGTTGCCGTACGGATGCAT